GCTTGTACCAGTCGCTGGTCTCCGCCTTGGGATAAACCTTAGACTGGGGGGTTGTCTTAGTATTTTCGATGTGCTTGGGCCGCAGGCCCATCTGTTCCATGAACAGCCCGAAGTCGCCGTAGACCTCGGGGGTGAGGGTGCGGTCGGTCATGCTGCGTCTCCCACTGTTGCGTTCAGGTGATCCACGATCTCCTGAAACAGACGCTTCAGTTCGTCATACTCCTGCTGCGCGGCCAGACCAGCCTCGCTCTGAGGTAGCAAAGGAATCTGCAAAAGCATCCCCGTCTTGGGCGTGACCAGCACAACCTCGCGCTCGTTGATGTGGCTCTTGGTTCTCGGCACTTGGACCTTGGTCATGCTGCGTTCCCCATCTTCGGTGCGTGATACGATTTCTTGATGCCAAAGGCCGGGTGCCCCGACCAGAAGCCCTCGATCCACTGATACCAGAGGCCGTCCTTCCGCTGGGTGGTATTCTTCCAGCCCTCCTCGGCCCTGCGCCAGTGACCACGGGTATAGTGCAGTGGCATGCAGCGCACAGGCTCGTCGCGGGTGAGCTTGGCCTTGACCTCTTCGCCAATGTTCCACGTAATCTTGTGCCATGCGTCAGTGGCGTACCCCCCGTTGCGCTTGGCAGCGCGGCGCTCTTGCCTCGACCCTGCGGGCTCACGCTTGGTGAACGAGGGCTGGTTCAGGAGAGAGCACATCGTTGCGACGGTCAGGACGTTCATGGTGTGGACTTGCTGCTGCGTCTCGTCCATCCCAGCCGTGTATCCAGAAATAAGAATAGGCTGCTCCACGCCGACCTGATACGATCCCATAAACACGGCCCCAAAGTACGGGGATATGAGAAACACTAGGTTCTTCCCTGATCCATCGGGGTCGGCAAAGGCAAGGTACATGAACGGCAGGTTGCTTGCCCTTCCCGTGAAAGATATCTTGGAGCCGGGAGACCAGAACGCGCAAATGTTTGACGGCAGGCGGCAGTCCGCGTCCAAGATAATTTCGTCAGTGGTCTTCCCGCCGTATGTTTGCTCATACACTTGGTCAACCGCCCGAACGACGCTGTCGTCAAGCTGGTAGAAGTCACACGCCCCCAGTGCGTCAAGCACATCTTCGGCATTGTCGATGTCGTCCTGTGTTACCCCCTCCATGTACTTAACCAGAGGCTGCGCCAGACGGCACAGCTCCGCCATCTCGACGATGGAGCTTGGCTCTCGGACCTTGGTCATTGCTTCACCTCCCGCAGCACGTCGCCCTCTTCATGGTAGACCTTGATCTCTGCCCACGTGCCGTCCCAGAACTGCTCGATGCGGTGCCTGAACAGGGCGATGGGGTTGCCCTTGTTGCCGAAGGCATCGACAGGCACCGTCTCACCGTCCACGTAGTTTACCACGCGGATTTCCCCGGGCCTCGGACCTTGGTTCTCGGCTGTGCAGTCCAGTTCCCACTTAGCCATCTGACTTCTCCCCCACCAATCTCACAAGCACCCCTTCTTTGATCACGGACCTGTAGTGGTGCTTCAGGATGGCCTGAACCAAAGCCAAAGCCACGTCGGGGTCGAGCGCTACCACCTTGCTTTCGTGATGGCCTACGGCAAGCCAGAGGTGATACCCGTCGTCGGACAGGTAAACACCGTCGCCAAGATATCCGAGCTCTTTGTATTCAGTCATGATCCATCTCCTCGTCCTTGAGCTTGTGGTAGAGCCAATCGCCCTCCTCTTCGTCGTAATCGTCGTCCTCGATCTGCCCGTCTCCGCCGCAGTTTTCGCAAGCGTCCTCGTACTCCTCGATGAAGCCCACGTCGCGGCCGACGTTGTGGCTGTGGACGCGCTCGTAGAGCACCGAACCTTGGCCCTCGCACTCCGGGCAGGGTTTGAAGTGGGTCATGCGTGAAACTCCTCTACGCCAAAGTCCTCTCCGCCTATCACTGCGAAGGCGAAGTCCTCAGGGTGGTCAGTCTTGAACCGCAGCGCGGCCTCAAGCTTGGTTGGGCAGGAATAAACCTCATACGCCATGTTGAGGTCCTCGTTCATCCAGATGAACAGCCAGCGCATCACTCCACCTCCTTGAAGCTTGCGTTCTTGAAGTCATCCTCATGCAGGGCAGGCTTGCCCACCCCCTCGAAGATGTACTTGTTGAAGACGTGGCGGGCCTCGTCGAGAGTGTCCCCGCCGACGCATGCGCTAGCGTACCCCATCAGGGTGCCATCGTCGTTGTAGTACACCTCCTTCAGCACAAACCAATCCTCTCCGTCGTTCTCGGACGGGGTGTTCACAAGGCGGTAATTCCAGTGCATCAATCCACCTCCCAGCCCAGCACGGCAGCGTAACCCTTGATCGCTTCGATCAGCATAGGCACCTGCAAAGGGCTTTGCAGATACAGGGCGTCTTCGTGCTGTTCCACGTAAATACAGGCAAACGCGCCGTCTTCAGTATACACCAAAAGCTGCCCCACATCGGACGCCCTGCCGATGATCGTCCCCCCCTGATCCTTGAATGTCCGGAACACCCGAGACTTGCGCTTGAGGGCACGAAGTAACCTGCGCGTATGCGACTCACACGTCAAAAGCACAATGTCCGTCAGCCAGTCTTCGCCATGCTCCCCACCATTTATCTGCTGGATGGCAATGCTGTCCGGCCAAGGCCCCGCAGCGGTCCTGATGTAGACGCAGAACCTGTTGCAGCCGTCGCCCGGATCGACGAGGGTTTTCGAATTTCTGTCCATCACGCGGTCTCCTTGCAAGCGCAGCCGCTGCGGATGTTGTTAGGGAATACGCTGGCCTTGCGGCACTCGCAGTTCCCGTCGTCGCAAGCGTTGACGTACACGTCCTCTTCGGCAGCGTTGGCTTCCCGAATCGCTGCCCACAGTATCTCCCGCAGCTCCGCGCGGCGCAGGTAGAAGGTCATCTCGCCCACGTCCCGGAAATTGGGGTAGCCGCTGCCGCTCAGCTCAATGTCGTTGTCGAGGCAGTCGATGATCACCTGCGCGTAAGCGACGGACAAGGTTAGGTTGATGGTGTCAGGCATGTTGGTTCTCCGTTTGGTTTAGGTTGTAGGTGCTACTTGTGTAAAATAAACAAGTGAGGGTGTCAAGGGGTCAGGATAAGCGCCAGACCCGCATGCCATAGGTCCGGCCCTCAATGCCAAACCGCGTCAGCACGGCAACCTGTCTGCGACGCGCCGCGCTTATGATCCGGGACCGATGCCCGTTCTCCTCGGTCCTCGGCACTGGGACAAACACACTCTCCCCCGCCGCCATGGCGTCCAAGACAGCGCTAAAGCCAAGCGTGGGGTCCGTGCCCGATACCTCGATAGTGTGGGTGAAGCCCGGAGGCGGAGGCAGGTCGCCGCCATGCTCCAGACGCGCACGACGCAAAGCCTTGCTGGCAGGGATGCGGTGGTCGGAGGAGATTAGGAGAAGCATGGGCCTCGGTCCTTGGGTCTAGGTTGTAGGGTTGTGTTGCACTTGTTACTAACAAACATCCGTGGTTCTGTGTCAAGAGGGGGAGGGGGGTGGTTCGCGGGCCTTGGGCCTTGGTGCTTCGCGAGTTTCCCTAATACGGCCGTAGACCCCAGCGTGAGTGTGAAGCCCGCGTTGATTTGAGGAAAAAAAACTATTTGGTGTAAATGACAGTCATTTCACCCTTATAAATAAGGGTTTTCAGCATTTACAGGCATGTTTTGTTCTTTTACACTTGGACAGCATTCGTAAATGAAAACACCATCTTCTCTACCCTGCCCTGCCCCTGAGCGTTGTTGAAACGGTTGAAATGACGCTGGGAGCCACGGGCCTATAAGGGAAACTCGACTTTGCCCCACCTTGCCAGCCCGCTTTTGACGCTGTAGAGTTGTGGGAATACCACAAGTTGGAGGTTGATACATGGCCGAGCGTAAAAAGCCGGGACCTGTGCCCCGTGCGAAGTTTGACAAGACGGTCGATGCTGCCCCTCTCTTGAAGTCCGCCTTCGAGCTTGAGCTTGAGGAAGAGTACGGCCGGGAGATCACTGTCAGGCAGCGCACGTTCTGCGAACTGTATGTCGAAGGCAGGCTGACGGCCACCGAATGCGCGAGGCAGGCGGGGTACAGCCCCAACGCTGCCAGCGACATTGCCACCAAGCTACTGAACGGGTCGTCCTTCCCACATATCCCCCGATACATCTCCCAGCTTCGGGACGAGAAGGAGCGGCTGTACGGTGTCAGCCTGTCCGGCCAGCTTGAACGGCTGTACAAGCTGTCGCGCGGGGCCGAAGAGGCCAGCCAGTTTTCTGCCGCCATCAACGCGGAGAAGATCAGATCGGCACTCGGGGGCCTGACGGTTGACCGTCGCGAGAACGTCAACACCATCGACCAGATGACACGCGACCAGATCACCGCCCGCCTTGCGGAGTTGCAGCAGAAATACCCGCAGGCTTTCATCGTCGATGCCGAATACACAGAGGTGCCCAGTGGCCGGACCAGAAGCAAAGGTGTGGGCAAATATGCGGAAATATCTGCCCCCGAAGTGTCACGCGACGAGGATTGAGA